GAAATGAAAGAACGAATTATTGTTGGCGCAGATGGACGTAAGTACATCACCACTGAACCACAGCGCCAGCAGCGCACTTATACGCTTCGCAAGTGGCAAGGGCTGACGGATGAAGAAATTTTGGAGGAGTATAGGCAAGCGTATGGTGATGATGGGGATTTGACTGATGTTTATTTTGCCCACGCCATCGAAGCCAAGCTAAAGGAAAAGAACACATGATCACACTAACCCGCGAGGAAGGTTACTACTGCGTTGTATGCGGCAGGTTTCTGCCTGAAGAAGATGGTGTGATCGTGCATGACGATGTGCCGCACCCTGTTGATATGGACTTTGGAGATGAGGAGAAACCGCAATGATTCCGAAATCACTATCCATGCGATTTGTCATGTTAAGCATGATGGATGTTGAAGACATTTGGCGTAACAGCAAATGGAAAGACACACACGACTTAATCAACCCAGACAAGCCGATGATTATTCAAGTCGGCGACTACGGCTACGAGGTGCAATCCTGCGGTGGCGATGGGGATATTGAAGGCTTTGTCATCCAATGCAAGGAAAAACCTGTGTGCAAGTGGGAAGGAATGGAGTGCATAAAACTATGACTGACGATATTGGTGATCGGTTTGCACATAGATTGGCGATAATGCTGGAGTGCGCTCTACTTGATCCAGTTGGCACTTGGAATGATGGTCATAAGTTACTGGAAGAATACAGACACGCATTGCGTGAGCGTGACGATGCGCTAGGCATTCCTTACGTTAGCGGATTTGGAAAGGATTGATATGACCATCACACTAACCCGCGAGGAGGCGCAGTCTGTGCTGGAATGGGTAGAGGCGCAGCAAGTGCCCCGCATGATCGGCGCACAGAAAATAATCGAAACCCTCCGCGCCCGACTTAGCGCACCTGAACCGGAGCCGGTGGCGTGGATGCAAAACGACATGGAGCATTTTTCTCTTTTGCCTGATGAATGGTATGTAGTCCCAGTCTACGCCACCCCAACACAGCGCGAATGGCAGGGGCTGACGGATGAGGAGATCACTGCTTTGAAGCGCAACGGCGAGAGATACATTAGTTCGCAAGATTTTGCCCGCGCCATCGAAGCCAAGTTGAAGGAGAAGAACACATGAGATACCTACTCTTACTACTGGCAGCGCCCGCGTTAGCCGCCGAGCCTGCGTACCTGACTTACGACGACGTCCATGTGCAGACGGTCTTGACCCAAGACCGGCCCAGCTGGTGCTACGGCATGAAGATGGCGTTCGACATTGACGGGTTAAACCGCGCGTACTACGGCTGCTGGGCGGGCTTGCAGGGCTTCGTGCATATCGAGATGCTAGACGGCAGCAAACGTGTCATACCAATGGCAAAATTTTCTAAACCCAAGGAGGCAGCAAAATGACGGACTTTAAAGACCCTGAAATTCAGCGTGAGATTCTGATCGACTACCTGCAAGTCATGATCGCTAGAAACGATTGGCATGGTGTGGCTGACGTTGCGATGGACTTGCGCGAGATGGAGGCCGAACGCCGTGCAAAGACTTGACTACTGGAAAGCCAAGCTGTCTGCCGCGAAAGCTGAAGAGCGCGCGCGGTACCGAGAGCTGAACCAAATGGAGCGCGCATTCCAGCGCGCGGTGTACGAAATCGTAAAAATAGAACGAAGGATTGAAGATGAAGAAACTAAGCTGGCGGACGCTAAACGACAAAATAGCCACGCTATCCGAAGAAGAAGTGTTCGCGCTACTGACTGAGGAACAGTTGAACGAGCGTCGGTCGTCGCACCTACAGCGCCTGCATCAGCGGTACTGCGCTCTGCGTGATGCCCGTGAGCGCATCGAGATCATGTCGGGAGCCATCAAACCGTGAAATGCCAGCACTGTGGTAGCAAGACCTATGTCGTAAACACTGCGCAACAGCCTGGCGGCATTCGGCGCCAGCGCAAGTGTGACTCATGCAAGAACAATGCCTACTCAGCAGAGGTGTGGGTTGCAGGCAACGTGATGGTGGGAAAATCGATTTATACTAAGGACGAGGCAGCGTTGATAAAAAAGAAAGGTGTTGACGCCCGCCGTGCAAATGAAGACAGGAGGAAAAAAGATGCTTCGTGATGGATATTTTATTCGTGAGGAACCCCCTAAGATCGGCGCACATTACACGCCGCAGTTCTACCAGAAGCCAGCGACGCCTGAAGAACGGTTCGTGCAGGACATCATGCTGGGTGTGCCGGTGCGCTACGAGTCGCCGATGGTGAAGTTCTTAGGTCGGCTCTTGAGCGTATGAGAGAGCTCGTCCTCATCTACTACGCCGCGATCGTGGTGGCGACTGTCGGCTTTCTGGCGGTCTTCATCCCCGACCAGCCCCGGCCTACACCGGCTGAGTGCGGTGTGGCCGAGTTTGCGCCTGACATGTCAACGCGCGACCGTGAGGTCTGCCGGCAGTTACGCCAGCATCGTCACCGCATGTGACTTGGTCTCGTCCACCCGGCGCAGCCAGCCCTTGCCAAAGGTTGCAAACGTCGGCAAGGCTTTATAAAACAACTCTTTCTCCATGCTGAACTTGGCAATCAAATCCGTCGGGTCAGCGGCTTTCAAGGCGGCTACCGTCTTGGGGCCGATGGCGCCGTCAGGCTTGGTGCCAAGGGCTTTTTGCATGGTCTGGATGGCGCGGCCAGGGCCAGCGTTCACCGCAAAGTCGAACATCAGATAGTCGAGGCCGGTTGGCAGCTCGTCGGCCTTGACCGCATCCCAATACTGTTTCTTGTAGAGGGGCGCTACCATCGCTGGCGTCAAGGCGCGCATCTCTTTTTCGCCAACAGCTTTTTTGACCCATGCTTCCCACACCCGTTTGGTCACGCCAAGGTTGGTCATGCCGCCTGGGTCAAGTCTGTGATGCGACCAACCCCCTTCATGCTTCAGGACGGCTTTTAACGCTGCGTCGAAGTTCTCTTTCACTTCTTGTCGGGTGTGACGACGCCGATCAAACCGGCGACTGCCAGACCGGTGGCGATGATGGCGTCAGCCATTTGGGGTGCGATGGGCACGCCAGCGGCAGCCAGAAACAGAAAGAAACCGCGCCATGTGGATGGCTCTTTGGCTCTTGCAAGGATAAAACCTTTCATAGTACCTCCTGTGGTTACTTGTCCTGCTTGTGGTCGAGCTTGTCGAAAATCTTGGTCAGCATGTCGCGGACATCACGGATGTCTTCCTTGTAATCCTCGCGGGTTACATAGGTGTGCGGTAGCGCCCGCACGTCGGTATCCAGCCGGTCGATCGAACGGTGGATGTTGTTCAGTATCCACCCGCCGAAGAAACCGGCGATTGCCACCGCGATGTTGAATAGCACTTGTGAATCCATGCGTCACTCGTAAATGATATTGATAGTGCCAGCGTCGAATGTTGCTGTGCCGCCAGCGGTTGTGATTCGTACAATATTAAGAACGCCAGCAAGCGCAACAGACCCTGCCGAAAAATAGTTAACTGTAGCGTCTGACCGACATACAGAGCCTGAGTATGCCCATCTGTTTGTAGCGGAATCAAGCAAAGTTAAAAACATTTGCCCATGGTATATATCGGCAGCAGCAGCAGAACCTGCCACAACAACACCAAACGCAGAAGTAAACGCGCTAGAACCGACACCTCCCCCCGCAACATATGAGGCAGTGCTTAAATAGCCAGAAGTGGTCACTACACCCCCAGTACCTATTTGAATTTGAACAGATGAGGTGCTATTCGTACTCACTCCACTAAACATCACAGTAATACGCTTCACCCAATTAGGTATTGACGTAAAGTCAATCGACGTACCGGATGTTGATGCTTTAGCTGTATCTGTCTGCAAGCCGTTATAGACCGCGCCTACGTTTGTAGTAACACCTGCGCTACCGTTAATTGTTACTGGCATTATGCTTCTCCTTCAACGATAGGCTCGACCACTGGAGCAACCACTGGCTCGGCTACTGGCTCAACCACAGGCTCGGCCACAGGCTCGGCTACTGGCTCGACTACTGGCTCGACCACTGGCGCAGCGCAGCTCAAAACTCTTAGTTCATCTAAAGTAGTGCAAGTATCTACCAGACTAGTAATGTCACGCAGACGCTGTTTCTCAGCCACAATCGCAGCCGTGTCGCTACCCGACTCCAGCGCACGTTGGAATGCCACATCAAGAGCTGCTAGGAGTGGTGTACGTTCAGCACGAAGCCGGTCTTTGGTGATGGCTTTAGCCTTGTCAATATCAATAACAATCATGCTTTCACCTCAGCATCAGTAAAGTCAGCAGTCCATGCGTTGCGGAACTCGCGGTCTGTTGGAATGTCAGTAGCATCAACAATTAAGTACGGCTTGCCGGACGGTATGTCTTTCATCGCCAGCTCAAGCGATTCAGTCGGGATGATGATAGCAACACCGCCATCGTCTGATGGGAATAGGATTCGCTTATCCATTACGCCCTGCCTTTCGTGTTAGGTTTGTCTTTAGGGTTCATGTGGGGTCTAGCGGAACAC